GAGTAGCACCCAGTGGGGTAGGGTCAGCAAAGGGAGCACTTCTGATTGATACAGAGAATGGGAAGCTGTATCAGAATGAAGGCACAGCAGCAGCGCCTACATGGGTGGCCAGATAGGTATGATGATAGCTACCTGCAGGATGTATTTGACTGCAGATAAAAGCAGGCTGGTAGGGGAAGGCAGCAGTGCTGCTGCCTTTCTCTACTGCCCTGAAGGTGGGGAATATGATGAAGGGGAAGCTGCAAAGCTGGGCTGGTGGGTAGCACCTGAAGGGAAACCTGAAGTAGTACCTGAAGCTAAAGCAGTACTTGAACCCCCGGTTAATAAGGCAGTGGAATGGCCACCAGCAGTGAAGCGTAGGCCCAGATTGATAAGGCGTAAGCCCAAGGGTGGTACCTATGGCTGAATTAAACCTGGATCAGATGAAAGAAGAAGCCTACAGGCTGCTGGTACTGATGGCAGAGCCATGCTGTGTGCCCAGCATTGAAGGTGAAGAAGTAGCGATATTGAACAGGCACCAGCGTGCAGAGATATGGACACCAGAAACCACATATTTCTATGGTGATGAAGTGCAGCTATACCCCAGCAATGGGTACAGATACATGTGTACCCGGACTGGTATTAGTGGGGCCACGCTGCCGGAATTTGGTGAATACGGGGTTAGTGACAATACAGTGATCTGGCAGATGTGTGGGCTGGCATATGACAATGTGTATGACGTAAGGGCAGCCACCCATGAATGCTGGACTATCAAGGCAGGCAGAGCCAGCCATCTGGTGACCACATCAGCAGGAAACAGCAGGGTAGAAGCATCGCTGCTCCACCAACAGTGTAGAGCGCGTGCCATGGAATTTACACCACTGGTTTAGATAAGCAGCGTTTCTAAAGTACAAGCTTAATGGCGGTAACTTTATGGGATGTTTGACTATAGCAGAATTGTATCAATTACAACTGGATGGGCTGATAACCCTGGCTGGCACCACTGTGACCTATTATCCGGTAGTACTTACAGGCTACAGCACCAGCACACAGGCAAGGGTACCAGTGGAAGGTGAAGCAGTGCAGGTAGCCGGGGTGCTGGGTGAAGAAAGGGTTAGTGCCCCTGATGGTGCCATTACCTATGCCACTACTTTCACTATGGCAGTGGGTGCATTTCCGGGGGTGCCCAGCCCTGGTGACAGGGTAGTGCATCAGGGTGTGACTTATCGGGTGGCTGAATTAAGGCGTGCATGGTTTGGGTCAGCACTGGCCAATTATGTGCTGACACTGGGTAATTGATAATGGCAGTGACAAAGAAGGCGAGCACCTACACCAAGGTGCTCAGGAAAGCCCAGAAAGAGACAGCCATCAGGCTGGATAAAGCACTGCAGGCTACTGCCGTGGAAGGTATCACCAGAATGATAAACCTGACCCCGGTGGATACAGGTGCAGCTAAATATCACTGGTTTGTCAGGGCACGGCCAAATGAGAATTTCAATAAAGAAAATGTGGATGGCAGTGGGAAGCTGCCCATAGCCAGAGCCAAAAGGGATGTGAAGCTGTTTAGAACTATCATGATTTTATATCTGGTGAATGCTGCACCCTACTTTAAGTACCTGGAAGATGGCAGCAGTAAGCAGGCACCCAATGGGATAGTAGGCATTACAAGGGCCAGTCTGCACTTGGTGTGGCAGGCAGCTATCAAGGTGGCATTCAGCCGGAATGCACGCACAGCACCCAGTGGGCAGGTGGATCTGGTAGGGCCATAATTATGGGTTACCCAATCGCAACAGCCACGCGTGATGTCAGAGCAGCCATAGAGCCAGTCATACTGGCAGCATGGGAAGGGTTAGGCTACACGGCAGATACCATTGAATGGCCTAACATCTACTTCCAGAAACCTGGCAATGGGCCTTGGATCAGGGTCAGCTACCCCCAGCAGTTTACTGCCCCATACACGTGGTGTGCAGGCGTAGTACAGAATGTGACCATAGCCCTGCTCAGTATCCAGATATTCACCCCCCGGAATGCAGGTGATGTGGTGCTGATAGCAGCCACTGATGCCTTTAGAGCCTGCTTTGAACGGCAGAGTTATGGGCAGGGCATCAGATTCAGAGAAGCCCAAGGCCCATCAGATACAGCTTTTGAGCCATCATGGGCTGGCAGAAACCTGTCATTCCCATATGAATACATTGAAGATATTAACCTGTGAAGATAGGAGAGTAGCGCCATGCCAGATCCAGCATTAGTCAGCAATACCATTATCGGTATCCAGCGTGAAACTGTCAGGGGTACTGCAGCCACCAGTGGTGTCTTTAATGCAGTGCCATTCATTGATGGTATCAGCCTGTCATATGAGTCAAGCCCCACGGAATTTGACGTGTATGACGGAAGCAGGATGAAGTCATTCACAGTGGGTGGCAGCAGGGCTGTCAGGCTTAGACTGCCCACTGTGTTGAATTCAGAGACAGGGCAGCAGGATCTGCTCAGGGCTGCACTGCACGCTGCAGCATGGACTGCAGGCGGAATTGTGGCAGATGCTGACCCCCAGTACTTCTTCACCATAGTGGCGAAAATGGAATTAGCCACAGGTGATGACTACCTGATATTCACAGGGTGTGAAGTGGCATCAGTCACCATAGACATGCCACTGAATGACAAAGTGACTGCCAATTATGACATCTTTGGGCTGGCTCAGACGGTAGGCACAGCCATGCCTGGCACAGCCACGCTGGGTGCCCTGCTGGGCTGACAGGTGCCACTGCCATGTGGAATGCAGCATCAGTACCGGGGGCCTTCACAGCCAGCCTGACCCTGGATAATCAGGCAGACCCCAAGTATGCATGGGGCAGTCAGTCTGCAGATCACATTGTAAATAAAAATATGAAGGTGAACGGCAATCTGGAAGTCTACTACCGGGATGATGCGTTTATCACTGACTCCATAGCAGGCACTTTGCGTGCATTGCAGTTTATTCTGAAGTCATCTGAAGCTGCAGCAGAAGATACTTTCACCATCAATATACCCAAGGCCCTGGCAGTCAATGCACCTGTCAGTGACAGTGCAGGCAGCATGGCCAGTGCTGTGGATTTTAGGGGCCAGTATGACGCTGCACTGACATCCATACTCAGTATGAACGTAGCATAGGGGGCATATGGCTGACTTTGGAGCACTGGCCAGAGACATTAAAGAATGGCAGGAAACTGCTGCATGGCTGACGCTGCTAGACCCCCGGACAGGTGACCCAATAGGCGACCCACCAGCCCGGATACTGCTGACCAGCCCACTGTCTGAAAGGTGGGTGCAAATGGATAAAGCCTATTATTCACAGGTCAGACTGAGAAGGCAGGCAGATCCAGAAGCACGTTTCACACCTGAAGATGTAGAGCAGTTTGAAGCCCACAGGGTCAAGTGCTATATGGCAGTCACAAGGGACTGGGAGCACATAGACAGGGATGGGGCACCCCTGGCATGTGTGCCTGTAAACCTTGAATGGCTTTACAACCTGCCATGGGTGGCTGGCCAGCTACTTGAATTTATGTCAGACCTTAAGAATTTCGGGGCACCAGTGGGCACTGAGAATGGGCACATGCCTGACCTGATAGGTGATGCTGAAAAAAAGTCACTGACTGGTGTTTCTGGCAGTTTGCAGTAAGTAACAAACTGCTGGTGGCAGGTCTAAGAAAAGACTGCACAGAAGGCGGTACTGGCTCAAAGCTGCTCGAAGTCAACAGGCAAGCCAGAAGGCTGCCACGTGCAGAAAGAGAGCCACCATTTCCAGTCACAGATGCACGCCTGCTGGCCATATTCTGGGAGTTACATGCAGCCAGATCACATAATGGATTCAGCTATAACCCATTCAGCTATGCAGAACTTGATGCATACCAAAGGCTGGCAGGGGTCACCCTGACCCCATGGGATGTGAAGATGTTAAAGCGTATAGACACCATATACCTGATGGCACTGCAGAAGGCAGAGAAACTGAAGGCTAAGACACATGGCTGATATAGCACTGGTGGCACTGGGCCTTGATGCTACAGGGGTGCAGCAGGGTGAGAAGGCAGCAGTGGCTGCACTGCAGGCTGTAGAAAAGGCCATGCAGCAGGTAGAGAAATCTTTTGGCAGGTTTAATCAGACCATCACCCAGAAAGGCCAGCAGACAGGGCAGGGCTTTCAGAAGGCCACATCAGGCATTAGCAGCATGGGCACAGCCCTGCAGGGCTTGGGTGGCCCTATAG